TGCTAATTCTTTTCTTAATTCATCACCTTGATCTTTATCCCTTCTTACCTTATCTAATTCTAGTTTTAAAGACTTTGCTAAAAAAGAGTTTGTTAAAAGAGATTGCTTTAATTGTTGTTGTTGTAATTCTCGTATATCATCTAATATAGGAGTTTGTTCTGAAATAGAATTAGCACCAAAACTCATTTTTCCAGGTGTGATTATTTTAGGACTTGTTCTTCCTATAATACCACCATAACTGGATTTCATTGAATCAGTTATTGATTGTAATTGTGCTATTTCAGCCATAATTATTTCTTATCGTCTGATTTTGCTCTACTACCAGTATATAAACCGAACCAAGCAGCGCCAGCACCTACAACGATAGATACTAACCCACTTTGTTCCATAGTAGGATTAGGTATGTTCATATACCATATTACTACTTTATATAATAGATAGATGTAAGTTGTAATGAATACTCTAGGAAATATTCTCCAACTGTCAACGGCTCTTGCCAAATGAATTAATTTTGCGTAGGGATTAGGTCCTAAATCTTTTACAGATGTATCGACCTCTAACTCTACATTTACTTTTTTTGTTACTTTATCTTCCACGATTTCTCTCCTTCATTCGATCTCGTTCTTCTTTTAAGTGTTTCGTTAGCAAACCGATATATACCTCCCTCTCCCAAGGCAACATATTTTCTAACTCACTTAATGAATATTTATGATGATGTAGTAAAGCAAAGTTAGTTTCATAATAGTTTTCTAAGCTATTATGAGAGAGGGCTATCCGAAAAAATCCATTAAACCTTGTAAAGTAACCTTACTTTTTACTTTGGTTTTAGGATTTTCTACTTCAACAATATGTTTAAGTTTAGGTGATGTATCATAGAACAGTTTAATATCTGTTAATACTTTTCCAGTCAAACTTTCCAAAAACTTATTCATTTCTTCAGTTGTATAATCTTTGCCCTTAAATTTCTTATCACCTTGATATACATAATCTATTCCTTTTGCTATTATGTCAAATAACTCTTTTGATGTAGCAGCCGTAAAATCACCTATGTCATTTAAATCTTCGATACTAGGATATTTCATCATAATACCTAATTTTTTACTTGAGTCAATTATTATATCGTTTGTGTGATTATCGTCTACCATCACATCAACTTTTTCTAAATTGACTTCAACATCAACATATGTTTCTCTATCGTCTGGACACAAAATTTTTAGTTTTGCTACTTCGCCTACTGATTTAGCTCTTATATTTAAAAATACATATTCTAAATCAAATAATGGCAATTCTTCTACAGGTAACTTTTCATATGTACACGAATAACAAATATCTTTAATTGCCTGTATCATCGCTTGTTGTGAACCATCTTCTAATGCTATAAGTAATATCTTTTCTTCTTTCACCAAGAATGGTCGAAATTTTATTATTTCGTTCCTTGATGGCAAAGTCAACTCATAGGAAGGTGCTTCAATTATTGGTAACGTCATTATATTCTCCTTATGTTATATAATTATAAAAATGGTGGAAATACTCTTCCGCCAGTCACTCTACCTATTGGTAAATTTCTTTTCACTTGATTAATAATATCTCTACCTGCTCTTTTTAATTCAGGAGGTAGTTTATCTAAAAATCCTTTTTTCGCTGCTTGTGAACCTGATAAATCTTTTGTTCCTAATTGTAATGGACTTATAGAACGTATATCTGTAGTAGGTATAAAGTCACCCTCACCAGCATTAAAATTGATTGTACGTTTTTCTTCATTATAATTAGAAAATGCCTCACCTGAAGATGTATTTTGTATTCCTTCAAGTGATAAATTTCTCCAAGTTCTATAACTTAACTTTATTGGTATTTCTGTTATTGAATCTGTGTCAGCCATTCCTAAGCCAACTGTACTTATTGTTTCAGGATATACTTCATATAATCTTACAGCATATGTGATTTCAGTAGTAGGTTGTGCTAAGTCAGCATCATCATCATATTTCATAATTGTACTTAATTGATAGATGTCCATTTGACCTATATAATTTTGATAGAAATTCATATTGTGAGTATCTGAATTAAACATTTGTAATTGCCAGTTTTCAAAAAATGCTCTTTGTTTTAAATACTTGTCACTGTAAAATGTAGCTTCGATTGAACCAGGAAATGAATAAGCATATGGCATATTTCTTTTAGGTCCATAAGTAATAACTTCTTGTGAATTTATATCTCTACTAGGAAATTCAATTTTATTACACATCATACCTACGTTTCTTAACATTTGAGGACTTGTTAATTCATTTTGACTTTCTATTAAAGAAACAGGAGGATATATTACTATCAAATATCTATTAGGTCTAGCAAAACTACCTTCACCAACATTTGCTAAAAATCTACCTATTACTGATTCTTTATATTGACCATAATTTCTTTTACTATCATCACCTGTTAAGTCTGAACCTCTTTGAATGTTTGCTGATTTAGCACCTTGAGCGGCTTTTTTTAATCGTTCATCACTTGTTTTAACAATAGGCACACCAGAGGGTCCTGCTTTTTGACCTATTCTAGGATCACTTCCTACATTGTCAAGTGATCTATCCCTAGGTAAACCTATTCGTATATCAAACCCACCAATTCTTTTTCCGCCTCGTAAAATTGCCATTAGTATGGTCTCCCTTTTTTAAACTGCTGTACTGGTAAATAAACAGCAAGAGCAGCCTCATCTGAATCAATTCTTAAAAAACTACTTCTAACGTGTGTCCACAAATATTTTTTAAATGTTTTTTTTGCTAACTTAATATCCATCACTCTCTCATAACTTACATCAAAACGTGTATTTTCTTTCATAGGATTGCCATCAGCAAATTGTTGTATTTGTTCTAATAATCTAAAACGTGTTAAGTAAGGTAAGTAATGAAAATTCATACCTAAAAACCCACCTCTAAATGCCTCTAATGGCAATACAAGAGGAAATGTATCATAATATGGTAATTTATCTTTTGTTTTAGGATCATAAAAGAACATATTTAAACGACCTATACTTGGTCTTTGTAATAGTTTACCTTGACCCATTAACTTTCTGGCACTTATTCTATCAGCGATAGAACCAATTGCTTTTCTGTACCAGTCAGCTGATTTTCTTACTCCATCTTGTTTTACAACAAGAGGATCTAATATACTTACCATAGCAATATTTATAAGAGGAAAATAAAAAGGGGACAGTATTTCTACTATCCCCTTAAAGTCATTGAAGCAGAGAGAGATTACTCGTCTTCAGCAAGTTTACTAAAGTAAGACAAAGTATCATCTTCATCATCATCTAATTCAACTCTAGTATTTGCCTTAGTTTGAGCAACTTCAGGACTTTTCACTGAACCGTTAGACTTAGGCGGGAGGTCTGTTTTGTCAACAGTTTCAGCGCTTCTCACTCCTGTAATTACCCTATTCAGTTTCTCTTTGAGTTCATCATAGGTCTTAAAATTATCGGGAGCTAAGAAAGGTTTTAGAGCGTGTTGTTTTGACCAGATTTCTTTAATTCGGTCATCACTTTCAGCAATTGCTGATACACCCTCAAATTCAGATTTATCATAATTCCAGTAACCATCAACTTTTCTAAGTTTTAACTTAAAGTTAGCACCTTTCCAAAAGTCAAATACGTTTACTGGCTTTTCATCTTCAAAAGCAGGTTGTAGTGCTTCTGTAATCTTATCAAATATCTTTTTACCAAATTTGTATAAGAACACTTTACCTTCATTTTCAGGATGTTTTGGATCACTGACTACTAAGATATTAGCATAGTAAGATAATTTTCTTTTTCTCTTACGAGCAATTTCTTTGTCACTATCTAATCCTGTATTCCATAGTCTTGTGTTTTCTTCACTGACAGGATCTTTTTGACCAAGTGTTGTTAATGAGTTTTCAATATACCAACCACCCTTGTCTTGGAAAGCGTGTGACCATACTCGTTGCCAAGGTAAATCTTCACCTTCAACAGCAGGTAAGAAACGAATAACAGCATAGCCGTTACCTGTCTTATCCATTTCAGGTTTCCAAAAACGTTCATCAACGTATTTTGATTTATCTGTTTTGTTATCTTCGGGATTGAGATTTGCCTCTAAGGCTTTGGTAAGTTTGTCAAAGTTACTTGACGATTGTTTTAATGTTTCGAAATCCATATTTTTCTCCTTGTATTAATCGTATTTCGTGTTTGTGTTACCTGTATAATCGGTATCATTATTATTTATATCACTTTTATGTTTCATATAAATTTTAAAATGCGTCCTTCGTGGGATTTATTGGTTTACCCACAAGCTTCCAGGAAGAGTCCAATATCTGAACAAGATTGGTCCCTACTCACAGCAAAACAGTGTGTCTTCAGCCATTCGGCCATAACCCTCACTGCCTTCGCCTTTTGCCCTCTTAAGCAATATTCGGCCAGAAGGATATAATAAGTTCGAATCTTATTATACTTTACGCATTGTATTAATATATCACAAATTACTTAAAATGTCAAGCATTTTAGGATAATCAATGTATATTAAATTTTGTATGCCTGCCCATTCATCAATATGTCTATCTACATTATTGACACCAGACACGCCAAACTTATTTACTTTATAAAATTTTATCGTTGGGTTTTCTGTAAACAGATGTGCCCACTGTGTAATCCAGTTTACCGATGGTATTGGTGCTTTTTCTGGTAAACCGTAATGATTAGTACCTTTGTAAATGTTATTTAATTGATGCGTTGTACTATTTAAATCGTGTCCTATTAAAAATACTGATTTTGGTTTTTCTTTCTGACAAGCAATATAGCCAGATGTAGAACCACAAGCCCAACCTCTATCTTTATTTAAAGGCATAATTTCTGTTAAACAATGTGATTTATCGTTTTCATAAACCCAACTAACAAAAGCACTTTTATGATTAATTTCTTTTTTAACTACTTCAGGTTCTTTGTCTTTACCTTTTCTTAATACACCAACAACACCATTTAAACTACTGCCGTGAAATACAAACTCATTAGCAAATTCTTTTTGTTCTTTATTTTGTTTAAGTACATCATACTTTTCAAACTCATTAACCTCTTGTTCACTTACATTACCAAACACTGTTGTTTCAAACATTGATTTAGGTAGTTTTGTCCAACTTCTTAACCATACTTCGTTGTCTTGTGAATATCCTGATTGATATATTTCGTGTGATATGCCGTGATCGACACCTACTAATACGTCTGGTTTAAAATCTCTATACAAAGCATTACAACCATAAATCTTACCATATTGTCTTAACTGTTCTAAATCAAAATCTTTTCGACTTTCTCCATTACCAATACAAAATACAGTATCACTTGTCATTTTAATTACAATACCTCTCCTCTTCCATCGTTCTTCAGCAGTAGGAAATCTATTCATTTTTCAATATTATATTACCACATTCAGGACATTTAGTCCCTTCATTACCTATCATACCACAAGTTTCACAACTAATCACTGATAAACACTTCCTTCAAAATCATTTTACATTCAGTAGGATTAAATTTCACAAACGACCTAAACTTTTTAAGA